CAGCGCAGAACGTAACAATCTCTCCCTTACGGATACCGTGGGTAAGACGGTTGAGTCCTGCAAAGGGGTAGTCAATTGCTGTGAAGTTCTTAGGTGTGGTGAGGCGTTCATACAACTCACTACCGTCAATGATGTCGTCAGGCTTCCAAGGCTTAGCGTCCCACATAGCACTAACAATCTCAGACCCACGCTTAGCCATCAGCATTTCGTTTGGGTCTTTCATAGGAAGGCGAGCAATCTTAGTCTTACCTGCTGGCAGTAGGTGGCATACTTCTTCAGCCGCCTTGCGTCCTTGCTCGTCCTCATCGAACATAAGGACAACCTCATTGAAGGAGTCCAGCCACTCAAATTGGTTCTTAAAGACTGTCTTAGCTGATTGTGCTCCAGTAGGGAGAGAAACCGTAGGCCATTTACCCTCACCGTTTACCATCGCCACAGAAAGGCAGTCTACTTCGCCTTCCGTGATAACTACCTTGCGACCGCCATTAGGCCACAGGTGTTGTCCGAAGAACGTCGAGGGCTTACCCTTGCAGGAGAACCGCTTGTCTTGGAAGCGGAGTTTCTGGGCGATAAGTTCACCCTCTAGGTTGCGGTAGTTAGCAACGTGACAAGGCTCCCCATTAACGGAAGCAATGTGGTAACCATACTTTTTACAGATGGCGTTGGTTAATCCTCGTGCAGGGATGTCTGAAACCTGTCCAGAGATAAACCCCAGCGGGATACGGGAAGAGGGAGGAGCTACACTTGAGCCACCTCCCTTAGGGTTAAAGATACCACAGGAGTAGCACTTGGTGCTTCCGTCGGTGTTGATTGTAAGTGCGTCTGTGCTGTTGCAGTCTGGGCAAGGTTGGTGTGTTTGTGCGGGTGTTAAGTTATCCATTCTTTTGGTATTGTTTTGTGAGCCCACTGGAAGCCGTGCTTGTCGCACCAGTCCCCGTATGTGGTCTTGCTCTTCTTGTTTAGTGTATTGTGTGCGTTCTGAAAGCAAAATCTTATATCCATCTCTGGGTTGCATTCTCGCACCCGTAAATGTTTGGTGCGGTCGGCGGGTAGCCAGTAACCCTTGGCTTCGATAATCACTCCGTTCGGGAGTATGAAGTCAGGGGTGTAGACACACTCTCGTGTGTACTTTAGCTTTAACGTCTCGTAGTCGAAGGGAGCCCCCACCCCTTTCAGGGTGAGAGCAAGTGTTTCTTCGAAACGGGAACGATACTTAGAAGTTGATGCCCGCGACTGCCGCGGTTTCTTCTTCTTGGAACGCTGTATCCAAGGATTCGCCATCGTTAATGTAGCCGTTTTCTTCTTCCGTGAAGCCGAAGGAAGAGCTACTACCGTTGTTATATTCGATTAAGTCGAGGAGCTGGACAGCCTTCAGTCGCAGGGTATAACCAAATCCCTGCAAGTCGGTGTACCAAGTGTAAACCTCGACGCTTAGTTTTAGTGTAGAGCCACTGCCAATAGCAGGGGACGTGGGGAGCTTCGCACCTTTCGAGTCAAAGACTGGAATGGTGAAGGTAAGCAAACCTTTCTTGGTCTGCCGTTGAGCCACTTGTTTTGCATAGATTTCAAAGTCACCGTCAGGGGTGATACGAATAGGGCTCGTGGCGGCCTTCTTCAGTTTCTTACCCTTTACTTTGCATTCTACGTCATACTCTCGCTCAACAGTGTCGGTCACTTGTTTTGTGAACGCATTGAATGATGCTTCATCTACGTGCAATTTGCAGGAGTAGACGCCATCTTCGTTGAACTTTGTATCAGGTGTGTCGATACGTGGGTACACTGCTGTACCTTTAGGTGTTGTCAGTATTTTACTCATTATTATCTCTTTGGTTTTTGGTTGTTATTGATTCTCAGTTACGAGAAGAAATATGGACTACGCAAAACCTCACTAAGGTCTGCTGTGCCGTATTCAGGTGTGTCTGGAAATTCTATGTGCGGGTATCGCTCCTTTAAATCGTTACGAAGAGCTTCAAGCTGGTCAACCTTAAAAACATAATAATATTGTTCTCTGAGAATACGGCTGAGCTTGTCGCAGTTAGATGCGTGGGTTCCGTAGCTGTCGTGAATCATTGCAAAGTCGTAGATGCCCTGCCTGTTGCACTCTACTACCGTCTTGGTGAGGCACGCCGCATCTAGGCTGTGGACATAGTTAGGGCTGATACCCTGCTTCTGTCGTCGAGGAGATATATCCTCAGAGTCTTTATACCACTTGATGTAAGTCCCTGAGCCGTTGATATTGGTGCGAACATTCTGCGCTGTGGTCTTCTTGTAAGATTGGAGAACAGGGAAGCCTGAAGGAGAAGTCCAACTTACAGGCTCCCCGTGTTCTGCTAGTGCTTTCGCACAGGACTGTAACCAATTCATGCAGTCCTTGGGCTTTTCGAGGACTTCATTGATTGAAGCCCACGTCAGCTTACTGAGGTAACCAGTGACTTTGTAGCGTTCATCTTCTGTGAACGGGTTGGCGCATCTGGTTTTACGCATTGTGTCTTGATACCATTCATCAACGTAATCCCGACAACTGTAGAACGTGCCGCCATAAGGCCACACCATTGTCGGACGCTTAGCAAGCTTACGGTCGATACCGAACTGTATCCATCTTTCTGCGTAGGGGTGATTGTTTGCTTTGTCTGTCTCTAGCTTCTCAAGAACGAGGTCAGAGACAATTCTATAAATATCTTGGGGTTCTGTTTCTGCCAGCACATTGGTAGCTTTTGCCCCATATTCGTCCCTCATCAGCATAGAGAGAATCTGAAGACCGTTGTTTGTGCCATCCAAGTTGACGGGAAGGTGACTGATTAGCTTGCCTGTCTTTTTATACTGCCCCCACTCATTGCACCAAGCAAGGAACTGGAAGGGCTCGTCAGCGTCCATCCACTGTAGATTGGTAGTAGGACTCTCGTGAATGGCTATAGCCTGCTCAGCGAAGTCCTCAGCCCATTGGACACGGTTCTTGAGGGTAAGCTTGTCGTTGCCGTAGGTGTTAGCACCTTGAATGGCTAACCAGTCAGCATCTACTGCGTTTCTTATCTTCTCACCACGGTGAAACTGGAGAAGACCTCGGCTGATGTCTGGACCTTGGATAGAGAGGAAGGCAGGAATGTTATATAGGCGTCCACGGAAGTCCACCTGTGACGGATAAAAGAACCGTTTACCCGACAACTTCTTAGCTACATAGAGTATCTTGCTAACAAGCAGACGGCGGCTGGTATTAGATAACCTGTTGTTATAAACCTTTGCCGCCATCCGCCGCCAGAGAGTGTTGGATGCTTCGTTTTCTTTAAAGTCAACGGGGACAGGTGGGAGGTCTTCCTGTTCACGAGAAGGAAGCCCGTCCACGATGACATTGTGCTCCCAACACCACTCCATCACCTTGAGGACTACGGGGTTAATAGTCCATGGGGTTTGCTGTATGAGGTTAGTTGCCTCCATTGGTTCAGGGATAGAACCCTCGATAGACCGAAGGTAATCCATGTTATTCGTCTTAATGAATGGTACTTTAGGTAGGTAAGTATGTTCGCGGTCATACCCTCCGTCCCAGATGTTAGTCCAGCAAGCAGGAAGTTCGACGGTGGGCAACCAGAACGGCTCAATAAATTCTCTGTTCTCATTAAACTCCTCAATCCATTGTAGGGTGTCAGTAGTTGCGTTGACGTAGCGAGTGGGACGCTTACGCCTCTTCTCAAGAATGTAGGTGTATTCAATTAAATTAGTGGATACTCTAACAAGCTCCGTCATCTGGAGTCCTAGATTGAGCTTATCGCGGTGAGCCCACGGCTCCCAAGCGTTCATCAAACCCTTCGCGGTCTCGTGTTTCATAGAGGAACGGACGTGGCGCACCTTGGCGGCTGTTCCTTTACGACGGATGGCTCCAAGGATGATACCTTTACCCTTGGCTTCGTTGTTAGCTACAAGAAACTGACAACGCAGTTCATCCTCAACGCGAGCTCCAAGGAACACAGCGATTGATGATAGTGATTTCTTCTGCGTGATGCAGTCCAATAGAACCTTGATACTGATGTAGCTTAGAACCTTTGGGTCAAGGTCTTGCGAATCGAGTTGAAATCTGGCTTTGTTATCTACCTTGGCTAAACCCTTCTGCCAGTCGGTGATTGCTTGGTTGAGCGCAGGGAGTCCTGCACGCATCAAGCGTTGTCCGTATGGCGTCTGTAGCTCTGCTTCACGGGACTTTGCTGACTCAACCTTGGCACGGTATCTACCTGCCCCAAGTGTGGTCATGTCTTCGTTAAGTTCGCTTTGGTTAAGTGTGGTCATATAAAAAATTTGTCAGTGATTTGTCAGTGAAGCAAGAAAAAGTTTATGAGTAAATCGCATAAGTATTTGTTTATAAATCCTTATATTTCAACGGTG